AGATCGGGAACCAGTTGTACGCAATGCGGATGTGATGGAGTGTTACATCAGCAGGCCATGTGTTGTCGGTGAGTGTGACAACCCGAGTGTCGTAGTCGAAATCGACTGTACCATCGTCCTGTGCGATCTCGATTCGCTGGCTGCTGATCTTGTGGAAGTAAGACCACTGCTTTGCCGCCATCATCTCTGCCCACCCTGCGAGGACGGCAGTACGTACCTTCGCTTCGAGCATGCCCGCCAGTGGCGAGTCAAGCTGAATTGCAAGGTGCGTCATGAGGTCAGCAACAGTGAGCATTACCTGTTAGCTCCCAAAAACCTGCTTGTCCAGTTCATCCAATGACGATGGTGTAGACATCACCTCGTCTGCAGTCACAACCGGTGCATGCACCGCAGTGATCTCTTCACGCAGCTCAGCATCCGTTGCATTGTCCCAGCGACCATCCGGGTCTCGACGATACTCCCCGATGTATCGCTGCATTGCATTCTCGTTGATCCGGCAGACCTGTGGCGTCGGTGCCTGCTGAACCGGATGGTTCTCCCAGTCACCTTCAACCTGTCGGTTGCGTTCCTTCATCACACGCTTCACGTCAGCCAGGCTGTGCTTGTGTGTAACGATCGCTCCCGGGTCTCCTGGGTAGTCGGCCAGACCACGATACACCATCGCGTCAGAGGGGAGATCCTCTCCTGTCTGTGCTCGATAGTTCCTGCGGTACTGTTCCAGCATGCCCGGGCATCCCTTGAACTGCTCCTCCAGTGAAGGAGCATTCGCAAGGACAACCCGGTCGTCCACTCCGGCAGTCGGTGCTGACTTCGTTGCCAGCATTGCTGCCATTGACACTGATTGACCGGCAGCAAGCATGTCGTCAAAGCGTTTGATCGCTTCCGGACCTGCCTGCTTAACAGCCAGCCATTCCAACTCATCTCGCATTTTGGGGAAGCGTTGAGTCAAGGTACTACTCCGCTGGTGGTGCTGGTGGCGTGTCAACCGCTGGTTCTGGCGGAGCCTCAACAACCGGCTCCGCTGGTGGTGCTGGTTCAGCAACAGGTTCTGACTTCTGCGGCGTTGCCCGGAAGATCTCTTTGCCCTGCTTGTCCACCACGATGACTTCCATCGCTCCGTTGTATGCCATGGACATCGCCTGTGGGATGTCGGTCTCCGCTCCATCTGACGTTACCACGATCGATAGCATTACTTCGCCCCTTTCTGAGCAGCCGCCTTCTTTGCGGCTTCGAGCTGGATGTCGTTCTGCTCCTGAAGATGCACCATCTGCTGAAGGTGAGACTCATCCTGCATTCGCAGTTTCTGCTGGTTGAAAATCTGATCCCAACGCAGTTTAGCCAACTGCTGGGGTGTTGCACCAGCCTGTTTAAACTGGGCATCCACCAGCCGGGCTGCAGCCTTAGCCTGCATCTCCTGGGCCTGTGCCTGCGTGAGCTGTACATCGGCAGCCATCTGAGCCTGTTGTGCCTGCTGTGCCATCGGGTCAGGAGCCGGGTGCCACGGACCCATGAAGAAGTCCTGGATGTCACGGATCTGAGCGGCGTATCCGAATCGCGTAATGAAGGCGTTGAGCGGTTTCTCGTCGCCAGTCATCTGTGCGTAGTTGGTCAGCATCTGGAGCAGGAACGGAGCCAGCTTCTCCAGGTCCGCCATGTCCTTCTCCCGATTCGGTCGCTGGATGTCGGTAGCGTCGACCCAGCACTCCATCTCCCGCACGAGGGTTTCGAACGGGATCGGCTTGACCATTGAGTTCCACGCCATCACACCCCAAGGCCCGATGATTGGCGTCAGAGTCTGTGGGTTCGTGTACATGGTGGTGAGCCATGTCTCCTTGGTGCCGATGTTGACGATGAAGTTGTGGACGTCCTTGGCCATCTTCTCTGGCCGGACGTTAGCCGCCTTCTGCTTTGCCTCAACATCGGAGTTGACACGGGCTTGCTTCGCTGAGATCCCATAGTGGATGTCGTCAAGACCAGTGGCCATCTGGAACTGCTGGTCGAGGTAGTTCACCCACTCCAACAGGTTGCCCTGAACCTCTGGTCGCTGGATGTATGCCAGCAAATCTGCCACCGGCTTATCACTGGCAGCAGACACCTTGATTACGGCAGGGTTATTCTCACCCTGAATCGCCTGCATCACCTGGTCAACAGTATGCTCGTAGGTAGCGAGGATGTCTCGACGGCGATCCCACGACATCTGCAGGTGGGTCACCAGCAACAGGTTCATCGCCAGCAACGCACCGATACCTGGTCCAAGCACAGCCATCGGCCAACACGATCCAACCACTGGGTAGAAGTCAAGCACTTCGACCGGCCAGCGGCGATCCTTCCACAGTTCGAACAGCACACCGAACTTGGGTGTCCTCCACCGCATTGCTTCTCGGATCTCGTCCGGCTGGCCGAACTGGATCAAAGCTGGTGGCAGGTTAAGCGGGTGTGACATGTTCGGAGCCACGCACAGGTAGCAGTAATCGCCTGTAAGCTGATCCAGCTGCTGACCCATGTGAGCGTTGATGCCAGTGACACGAGCACCGATGCCACACGTTGACCAGATCTCGTACCACTCAATCTGGTCCGCGTACATCTCCAACGGAGAGTCAATGGACTTCTGAACGGTCTCGGTGCGACTCGCCCATTCCGCCGAGACATGGGTGCCTTTGTTCTTCAGGTACCCTTGTGGATATCCGAAGCGGCGTTCCACCTCCCACACACTCTCGACGTGTCGACGGGCGATCCACTTCACGTCACGCAGTCGCGGGTCCCGGGCGTCTGGATCGATCAGGAGGTTGTCCACTGAGTCAAAGAACGAACCGATTGATACCTCGCCAGTTGCCAGGTCCTTGAAAGCCTCGGTCCACATGCAGCCTCTGCCTGTGACAAGTCCGTCCTGGATTGCCATCTCAATGTCGTATTTGACATTGCCTGGTTGCTGGCGTGTCTGGTATTCAAGAGCAGCGGCAACGAGGTTGTTCCGCATCGCCTGCTGTTTCGCAGTCTGCTCCTGCTGCTGCCTCACCTGCTCCAGCATCTGCTCATCGTCGATACCGAACATCCTCGCGAGTTCGGTTTGATCCGGCATGTCTGGGGAGTGGATCTCCCGAACTGGATTGTTCCAGTACAGGGAGGGACCGATGATTGCGACCAGCTCGAACGCCTTGTTCAAACTGACCATGAACTGAGGCTGCTGAACCTGCGGGTAGAACTCCTTGCGGAAGCTGTCTTCCCACATCGCTTTGGCGGAGGAGCCAAGGAACTGGCGACAGAGCTTCGCCATGATGTCGAAGCGTTCCTTGGCCTTGCGTGCCGCGTCAAATCGGTGGAACCAGTGGACCACGATCGGCTGCAGCAGATAGCTCTGCACATGATCAGGAGTAGCCTGCAGCTCTGCCACTGGTTAATCTCTCAGTCGAGAAGGAATGAGAACAGGAAACGTGGGCACCACGCTCCTCGCTTGATGTAGTTCGGGTTCTTCAACCGCTCATCACCGGCCAGACAAACGCCAGTGTACCGGACAACCTTGAGTTGCTCGGTATGCGTTGTCACAGCCAGGGTGACCATGTTGTCGTCCAGAAGCTCCAAAACTGTAGCGACATGCGGCGTCGAGTTCAACTGGGCTTGGGAAAACCAGAAGACAACGTCGCCTACTGCCACATTGATTGTCTGGTTTTCGAGGGTTACTGGGCGTACCAGTCTGTCAGCTTTCACAGGGAAATCTCCGTTTGGGGGTTCACTAAGGGATGCCAAGGATGATTGAACCCTTGGTCTGCTGCTGGGCCTTCTTGTTGCCGGTCAATGACGCCCACTGTGCCTGCTCTGCTTCGAACATTCGCATGCCCGGGGAGTCAGCCCCGGTGATCGGTGGTGTGACATATATCGGATCAGAGCCAGCCCAATACTCCAGACAGTCGAGCACGTCATGGACCTGCCCCTCTGCCAGTTTGTCCTGGATGTCTTCCTTGTTCACGTTGCGAAGGGTCTCTTCCAACTGCTGCACAAGGTGAGGGCACATGTGCGGAACTACTCGGAGTTGTGGCTTTGAGCATCCGGGACGGACTCGCATCCACGATCTGAGCTTCATTGTTCTGACTGTCCAGACATGTTCGCCCGGCAGGAATGTAGATCCGGTAGCCCGACATCGCAAGCCCACTGCGTTGAACTCGCGGGCATACTGCTCCCGGATCTTCCAGCTGAACCCCATCGGAGTCTGGTCCCCGCCCTTCTTATCGATGATGAATCGATTGAAGGTTCTGGCCGGTTCGAGGGCCTTCACGCGGGCAGCAATTTCCTTCGCGTCAATACGCGGTGCCGCGATCTCTCTGAAGATGATGTAATACGGTTCGTTGTTATCCCAGAACTTCGCTGGCGGGATCGCTGCAAACAGAAGTGCCGGTCTTCGGGTGCCGGGGTCGAGGATCAGCTCGACCATCCAGTCCAATGGTACGCCCCAGTTCAACTGCCGCATCGCTTCGGTGATACCATCATTGAGTGGGCTGTTGTGCCCGTAGTCAACACAATGGATACGCCGGTCGAACTCCGGGTATGCAGTGATGGTGTCTGTGACGAACTCACCGAAGTCTCGGGCTCGGAGTTCAGCATCACTCCAGCCTTCACGTCGCTTCCGCTTCTCGTCCTCGTCAATGAATGGCGAGTCACTGCCTTTGAAAGTGAAGGCAACAACATCCGGCTTCACCCGATGACCAGCGGCAACATCTCTTGCCTGCTCCTCTGCTCGCCTGTTGAGAGCCAGCAGAGCCGGTGTCTTCAATGTTGGCCATGATGTCCAGAGGATGCGACCCTTGCGGTCACTCAGTCGAGACTGCCACTCTGCGTAATGAGTGGAATCCTGGATCTCTTCGTCAGCCCAGAGGATGTTGATCGGGTCACCACGTTTCACTTCACCTGATGATGCAAAGCCATACGCAATCGATCCATTGGTGAGTGTGAGCGATGTGAACTTGAACTCTTTCTTGTTCTCCCATGTCTCCTCGGAGATCTCGCTCGGAGGGATCAACGGCGGAGCTGGCTTCCGCTCACTCATCGGGATGTCTTCATCACCGGGAATGCGTCCCGGCTGCCATGCCCGCCATAATCCTGTCGTCTTGTCTCTCACGATATCGAAGGCACCAGCACGGCACAGCAGTCGATGGAGTGTCTGGCCGATGTGGTTGAGCTGCAGACCCACCAGCCACGCAACCACGGGGCGGTGCTGCCACCCCGGTTCTCGCATGTGATGCACCGATCCATCTGCGAATGTGATTGGTTTATTCCGCAGGTAGCTGGCGATAATCGCTGCGGCACAGACTGATTTGCCGGATCGGGTACCACCTTTAATCAGCATCTCAGTGGCTTGTTGGAACGTCAGGATCGCAGCTTCCTGATACTCCGTCGGTCGGAACAGTTCAAGAGCATCGATCTTGGACCGGGCGATTCTGGCTGCCGCCTGCAAGCCCAGCTGGACATTCTTCCGCTGGGCACCCATCGCTACGAGTTTGGAGAGGATATCACTCACAGCTCGCCTCGTTGTCGAGCCAACATGTTGTACATGAACCCAGCAGCGAGAGGTGACCGCAGGGACAGCGGTATCTGCCTTTGTGCCATGGTCGGTGTCAAGGGCGACTCTGGTGCTGGCATAACACGAGCGGTTGGTTGCTGCTGCACAGGCAGCATCAGGTTCCATGGAACCTTCTCGCCGTTGATCTCACGCACCTTCATCTGATCCAGAA